ACCCTTATTGTTCTTAAGAACTAGGATGTCTTCGATTTCGATGTGCCAGATTGGGAAGTGTACTGTGGCTGAACCTCCACGAATCCCATTTTGAGTGCAACATCGTACAGTTGATTCAAACTTTTTAAGGAACGGGACAACACCTGTGTGTTGTACTTCACCACCTCTGATCTTACTGTTGATGCCACGGATTCGACCTGCGTTGATACCGATTCCCGCCCTTTGTGCAACGTATTTGCCGATAGCCATATCAGAACTAAAGATGCTATCGAGGGTGTCATCAACATCAACAAGAACACAGCTAGCAAATTGTCGAAGTGGAGTTCGCACCCCTGCCATGATAGGTGTGGGAATGTTGATTTTGTGTCTTGAGATTGCATCGTAATATTTTCTAACGTATTCTAATCTTGTTTCCTTTGGATATTTAGAGAATATGGTTGCGGCAATCAGAAGATACATGAACTGTGGAGTCTCGTATACCTTACCATTACTCCTGTCCTGCACAAGATACTTATCACAGACTTGACGCAAACCTGCATAAGTAAATAAGTAGTCCCGATCATGATCAATAAAGGACTGAAGTTTATCAAACTCTTCATCGGAATACAGGTCAAGTATTTCTGCATCGTAAACTTCTTTAGCAACACATTGTTCAACTTGCTCCTTTACTGTCGGAGTTTCGTGCATACGACCATACAGTTGCTTACGAACGGCAAACAAAAGAAGTCGTGCGGCAACAAACTGATAGTTGGGATTATCCAAACTTACCAAGTCTGATGCAGAACGAATTAAAATCTCCTGAATCTCATCTGTTGTAATACCATCATAAAACTGAATACCAGATTGAATCTCAACCTGACTTGCAGACACACCGGCAAGATCTTTACATGCCTCTTCTACCATTACATGCAGTTTATTTAAATCAAGAGGTTCACTTTTTCCATTTCTTTTTGTTACCTTTGTTCCGTTGGTCATATTTTTTTCCAGTTGTTAAATTTAATTTTTGCTTCTAGTCCAGAATAGGTATTCAATTCTACCACAGACATAACATCATGTCCAGAGAGAACCATGTCATTGATATCTTTCTGTATTATATTCGTCGGCCAAATCACTATGGAGTTGCCATTATCGATTGTTCTACCGATTCGATTGACGATTTCTCGATTACGTGGTTCGTTATCATAGATCCAAACAGGATTGCTAATACCCCAGTTACTAATATCAACGTCAGCTCCGCACATAGCAATCGAGTTGCAAATGAATGTTGAGTCAAAAGGACCTTCTGTAATATAAACGGCAATTGTTTTGTCAATTTTTTCGATTCCATAAACCTTCGGTGCTTCCTCATCCAACATCACGGTGATATATTTAGTGAATGATTTTCCCAGTGCTCTACCCTGAAATCCAATGAGATTTTTGCTCTCATCATACATTGGTATTACAATACGACTCTCATCTTTCTTGATAATATCAAAGGTTTGTTTTTGCGTATTTGTCCACTCCATGAACTTGTCAGCATAATAAAACTTATCCGGATCTATCTTGCGATTTACAAGATATTCATTGGCAAAAGAATTTGTTGATGCCTTTGGAAGATTGATTGATTTCTTAAATACTGGTTTTGTAAATTCAAACTTTGGTGCTTGAACAACAAAGTTTCTACCGGTATGACCTTCCTTAAACTTCTCAAGAGTATATTGCTTATGAAGATTTACATCAATCTCCTTTAGCAAGTTATTAAAGGACATACTCGCACCACAGTTATGGCACTTGAAGTTAGTATTATTTTTGACCTGGTAGATATATCCCCGTGTCTTATTTTTATTCTTCTGAGAGTCACCACAAATAGGGCAACGAAAGTTGTATAGGTTATCTTTAACTCTCTTAAACTTCTGAAGACGAGAAGATACCATTCCAATATACTTGGAATCCACCAAATCCATTATGTTTAAAGACTACCTTACTGGTTTTATTATAACCTGTTGTGGGACTGGAGTCAAGAAACTTTGTAGCAGTTTTTGACCTGGCATACTGACCAAAAATGAAATCACGGTCAGAGAACCGGCAATAGTCCACATCTTTTTTTCCATAAGACGAAGACGTTCATCAATCTTTCTTATATCTCTTTCACAACCTTTCTTTATCTCGTCTGCTCTACGATTAACTTCACGATGAACACTATCTACTTTCTCAAAGAGAACTGCATCAATTCTATCTTGTTTTTCCAACTTCTCATTATGAACTGCAAGTAGTTGTCCCATCTTTACAGAGTTATCTTGCAAAGATTCTACTACTCTTTCCAATCTTTCTAAAATTGCAGAGTTAACATTACCGTTATCCATTTCCAAATTTTTGCATCCAGGCTCTACGAGTTCCATATCGACCAATTGGTGTTGGTTTTCTTTTCTTTTTCAAATTGACAGGAGGATCATCACCTGCTTCAACAGTACCAGCAATCTGTCCACCACCTACAGAATTGACAATTGCCTCTTCATTAAAAGAACGAATGATATTAATAATTTTATCGATATTCATTAAATCCCTTGAAGTAATTTTAAACAATCAATATCTTCTTTTATATGCTCCAAACCAGTTTTGGGATAATCTGGAACTCTATTCAAAAAAATTAAAAAACTTTTTAAAGTAGGCCAGTGCTCCGAATCAAGATTAAAAAATAATAATGGAACAGCGGCATCATTAAAAACATTAAATAAAATAGTTAAATGATTTACAATCAAATGAACTTTTAAATCTTCAGTTTGGTTAGAACTGGTATATCGATTTAAAAGTCTTTTTATATATTTGATTCTTTTCAAATCATTATCGAAATCATCCTTAGTTACTGCCTGAGGATTATTATAAAATTTAATTGCAAATAATAAGTAATTATCTTTATTTAACTCTTCAAATCTCATGTATTATACAGTATGTTTATCAACCAGGATATGTAGTATTCTCTCTATCAGTTGCAACAATAGTATCTATACCACCAGCAACTAAAACTTCAGATTTCACTCTGAGAGTACCATCATGGTTAGTATATGTAGTAACACCAACCCAACCAGCATGAGGTGCTGCATACTTACGAGCAACACCAGAAGCATTATTTGCTGCTGCTTGCTCATCTTTATCTACACCATAAATTACATCAGTCTTATTAGACTTTACTTCAGGTGCTCTGATTGATGCGTCATTTGCAACATATGAAGGCATCTGAGTTACATAGTATGCAGAACCTGCATCAATGTTTGATGATCCGCTGCTCGCAATTAAGTTGCCTGTAGTGATAGTAATTCCTGTTGCAGTAACATCAGAATCTTCAGTTACGACAGTACCATATCCCATACTACCAGCAGCACCCACTACAAAAGTGTCGCCCTGCTTTACTTCATACCCAGAAGTTGTAAAAGTAGTTCCATTACCAGTAACTACACCAGTGCTTAAATTTATAGCAACTGACCCACCGTTTGCAACTAATTCTTTATTGCCCCAAAGAGACATGTTTCCTACCTATAAATATTTCCTACAGATATTTATAAAAAAAAGAGACCTTGCGGTCTCCAAAAATCATTCTTCTCTGGTTTTAATTGCTTTAGTAACAACTTCTAGAAGTTGATCATCCATGTCAGTCTTGGTCAGCTTAACCGCTTTAGCAAGAATAACAAGACAGATCTCAACCATCTTCTCACCAAGTTCTTCGTTTTCTGGAATCTTCGCAACGGCATCAGAAATTACCTTAGACGCTAAAGGAAGTAAAAATGCAAGCATGGTTCTTGTACGTACTTACATTATATAGCGGAGTTAAGTATTATTTTATTATTTCTTGAACTTATTACCAACCTGCCACGACATTGCATTATTTTGATCAGATGATCTACCAGGAGTTGGTCTGCCAGGAATTCCGCCTTTTTGTGAAAGCACTTTTGCTTACGAAGTCATTTTTGCATTTGAAGAAGTCATAATCTTGATTAAATCCTCACCTTCAGCAGGATTCATTATAATAGGATTCTTAACTCCCATTGCTCTTATCTTATTTTTAAGTAATCTCATTTCAGTATCTCTATCGCGGGTATCACACTCGCAAGGCGACTTTCCACACTTTGGACATGTTCCAACACTATTATCACACTCGCAAGGCGACTTTCCACACTTTGGACATTTTCCAGAAAGTCTAATTCTTGCCATCTTCATAAACTTTTCCATAGAACTCTCAAAAACTGGCATTCCATGAGGATTCTTTTTATTAGAATCGGCAACTTTTATGCGGTTTTTACCCAACATAATATCAACTGGTGGTTTTGGTGCGATTGGATCCTCTTGATCTGCAACCACTTCGCCAATAAATTCTTCATTCGCCATTGCTTTTTTAATAGCGTTATCTCTAGAACCTTTCCATTCTTGTTTAGGAGTTTCTAATTTACCATCTTTATCATAATCTTTCTTTGCTTTCTTTGATTTACCATCATCCTCACCTTCATAAGGAGTTCCATAATCTGTCATTTCGACAGAAGTAATTTTAGGGTTTGCTCTTAACTGAGAAACTTTTTCACGATTTGCCCATCTAACATAACTTACACCACTCTCATCAGTAACTTTAACTTTATATTTTTTTCCCTGACCTTCACCTTTAGTAAATGCTTCCTTAAGTTCCTCCTCATCAATTTCTTCCTGAACACCTTCAACAAAAACTTTAAACATTGCTTTTGACAATGTTGTAGTTGCTAAATCCATACCAAGTGAAGTATAAGATTCTTTTACTTCTTCATTCTCACTACCACCACCTTTTGGAAATAGTAATTCACGAATACGCATCTTTGCTTCTTGGGGAAGATTACTATTTTGAATATATTGACTATATGCTTGCTCTAAAGAAACTCCTTCTCTTCTAGCACGATAGCGAATATCATAGATTGCTTGTCTAACTTTTTTATCAACATCAGAATCAACTGTTCTTCCACTTTGATCTTCAGGTTTTGGTGCGCCAGAGGATTTAGATTTTTCATCAACCCTGGGACTGGATTGGGATGCTTGGGGATTTTCTCTCGTGGGCAATTCTTCAGCAATATACTTTTTCATGAGAAAAACTTTTTTACCTTACTTCTTTATATCTTTATTTATTAAATGCAAGTTCCATGTCATTCCCGGAGTCAATCTCTCCACATATTTTCTAAGAGAATCAGTTCCTATCAATCTTTGATCTGCAGGAATACCAGAAACATTTGTCCATTCAAAAACATCTGTAATCCAAGACTTGAACATTTCATCATCTTTAGTAACACAAATTAAGTGATTAGCTCCTCTACGAATGATTTCACCAACCTTGCCATTCTTAGTATTTTCTACAATATCACCAACTTTAAATATTTCTTCATTAATATACTTTTCTCTAACTTCTTCTGCAGAATAAGATCTTGTTGGAATTTGACTTTCTCTACCTCTTGAAGGTAAATCTTTTCCAGGTTTTTGTGTGTGATTCTTATTAAAAAATTTTAAACCTAATGGATATCTAGAATCAGTCTTTGCCTCAAACTCTCCAGTTCCTCTATGATACCATCCACCATGTCCATCACTTTTAAGAGCAAGCATTTTTGCTCTTTTAGATGGTGGAATTATAAACTTTGCTTCATCAATGAACTTTGAAAAAGTTTTCATATCTTATATTACCATACTTGAGCGCCTAATATATTATATTTATTAAATTCCTTGAATAGGTTTCATTAAAAACAACTCTGGATGAATTTTTCCATAATCTCTTAAAACTATTCCAGCCTTAGCGTTTGCTTCATTTTCATGACGACTTCCAGTATATCCCAGAATATTTTGCCCATCTAACATCTGCCTATAATGCACCATTTCATGTGCAAGAGATCTTAAAATATCAACTGGATGTCTATTAACTACACTTACATATATTTGCTTACTATCACTCATAATACATGCAAAAGATGAATACTTCATAGAAAATTGCAAATCATAAATTAATTCAACTGGAACATCAATTTTAATATTTAACTTTTGCTTTGCAAAAACTATAAAGTTTTTAACAGTCAATTCAAATGATTTTTTGGTAGTAGGTCTACCTTTAGAAATTCCAAGAAACATTTTTTCAATTATTTATTTACAACTACACATCACCTTCCTTTCGGACTTCGGAATGTTTTACGGAAAATTCTCCACCAGGATATCGTGACTTGAGTTTATCAACATTCATCTCAATTATATCATCAAGAGAAATATTGAGACCCATACATGCCTGTGCGACATACCACATAATATCACCAAGTTCACGCTTGAGATGAAACAAATTTTCATCGTTGACAGGTTTACCTTGAAAGATAATCTTCTTTACAACTTCAGTAAACTCACCTGCCTCAGCAGACATTCCTACAGCAGCAGTAAGAAGTCGATGGGTTTCAAATCCTTCTCCACGAAGTTCTTGAATGCGATGCTCAAAGGCATCAGCATCTTTACTAGGTTGAGATGTGACGGCATTCACAAACTCAAGATATGCATCAGTATTTACGGTCATGAAAATTTAAATCCCTCAAATGATTTCTTCGGTCTATCTTCGTTATTATACTCTTCTTCTTGTCCAGAGTCAAGTATATTATCTTGTGCTGACTGTTCGCAATCATAAAGACGCATCTTGGAACGGTCAATTCCAATCACAAATCTCTTATTTACTACAGTATCATTATACCTATTCTTTAATTGTTTCA